TAAGTTGTATATTATCCAATAGATCAGAGTATCACAAATTACAATGATTTATATGGTGAGGCTATAGAAAAATCGTTTCTTCCTCCAATAAGAGTATATGCGCTTGTTAATTACGAAGCCACAGAAACGAAAGCCGATGAGCACGTTGGAATTGACAAATCAAATGTGATTACAATTTATTTTCATAAAAGAAGATTAATAGAGGATCAAGATTTATATGTTAGAGAAGGTGATTTTGTATTATATGGTGACTATTTTTATGAAATAACAACCATTACATGGGCAAGACAGTTATTTGGACAGATTGATCATAAATTCGAAATTGTAGCAACTTGCTCCTATTCAAGAGAGGGACTATTCGATGCCACCTGATAATCCGCGACAACAAGACTTGGCACCCCTCCAAGAAATTTCCTTTATGCCCTCGACGCTAGAGACAATTGATCGCGCCTTGTTTGAATATATTGATGATGAACTAAATATATTTTGTACAACAAACAAAGGTTTTAAAAAGATACCTTGTATCTGGGTGGGCGCTGAGCGAGCTTATCAAATTAAACATAATAAAGATCTTCGAGATGCCAATGGTTGGTTAATATACCCTATTATGACTCTTGAAAGAATCTCGGTTGAAAAAGATGTGACTAAACGAGGCGCACTTTATGCATCTGTTCCAAATCGCCAAGATAATAAGGGTGGTACAATGACGGTTGCTAGAGTTATCAAGCAAGATAAAACAGCTAATTTTGCCAATGCTGATTCTAAAAGATTATTAATAAATACATCGCTAATTGGAACTGGGCAAAATAATTTTCCAAGAAAAAATTCAAAAGTTGTGTATGAGACAATCACAATGCCGATTCCGATTTATTTAGAAATCGGATATACGTTGATAATTAAATCCGAATATCAACAACAAATTAATGAAGCTGTGACTCCCTTTATGACGACTCCGGGTGGTCTAAATCATTTTAATGTTTACAAAGACGGACACAGTTTCGAGGTATTTATAGATCCTAGCTACGAATTAAATAATAATGCCGCTGCTCTTATGGAGGAACCTCGCGGCTATCAAACGCAAATATCTTTTAGAGTTCGAGGATATATTATTGGTGGTGATAAAAACGAAGATCGACCAAAAATTGTTAGACGCGAAAACGCTGTTGAAGTCAAACTGCCCCGTGAACATGTGATATTTGGGGACATTCCAGAACACTTACACATCAGTGGAAATGTCCCATTTTATCGAGAGTAGTTTTGACTTATTTGGGGCTTTCGCCTTTTGTTCAACTATTTATTAACGATAGGAAGAATAGAAGAACTTCATTATTGATATTTTTTGAAGCAGTGCAAGGAGACACTTAGTAATGGCAGCTAGATCTTTTAAGTTTATTTCACCCGGTATTTTTATTGATGAAATAGATAACTCGGAATTACCCGCCCTCCCAGCAGAAATGGGACCAGTAATTATAGGACGCACAGAGCGTGGACCAGCAATGAGGCCAGTTAAAGTTGGTTCATTTTCCGAATTTGTTCAAATCTTTGGCAATCCCATCCCTGGTGGACAAGGCGGCGATATTTGGCGAGATGGAAACTATCTTGCTCCAACATATGCAGCCTATGCCGCTCAAGCTTATTTAAGAAACAGCAATGCAGTTACAATGGTTCGTGTCCTTGGCGCACAAGCCACTTCTGCCACTAATGCTGGCAAGGCAGGCTGGACTCCTGGCACAAAAGGAACTCCGATAGTCAATACTGACGCGGCGGCCACCAATGGTGGCGCATATGGTTTATTTGTTTTTCCTTCTGCGAGCACCTATTCGGAAGCCGGTCAAGTCATGACCGGCGCACTCGCCGCAGTTTGGTATCTCAATGAAGGAGCCATTGCCCTCTCGGGCTCAATGAGAGATTGCAATGCCTCTGGAGAAGGCGGAACTGTTGCCACTGGCAGCGCAGCCCTGTTTAGATCTTTGGATACGACTACACCAGTTGGAACAAGCACCCATGCAGGGGCTGCTAAAAACGAATTTTATGCAATAATTACCGATTCCAGCCGCAATATTCAAAAACAAACAGCGTTTAATTTTGATCCCACTTCTTCGAGATATATCAGAAAAGTATTCAATACCAATCCTACGTTGGTTAATTCTGCAATTACAAATACCGCACAACAAGAAACTTATTGGCTCGGCGGCAGCTTCGAAAGACATCTTAATATTTATGCTACCGGCTCAAATGCGGGAGAATCTTGGGGAACGATTCTCGGAATTGCTAGTGGAAGTCAGTACGGAGCAGATTTTAGAATGGGATTCCAAGCCGCTCAAACTCCTTGGATCGTCTCACAGGATCTTCAAACGTCCTTCACGTCTTATGATATTCTAGGCACCGGTCGCGTAAAACAATTATTTAAGTTTCACACGCTTGATGCAGGCGAAAACGAAATGAAGAAACTCAAGATCTCCATCACGGACATCAAGGTTTCCCCAACCGATTTCAACTCTTATGGTTCTTTCAGCGTAGAGGTTAGAGACGCCAGAGATAGTGACAATGCGCCCGTGATTATAGAAAGATTTAGTGCTGTGGATCTTAACCCAAACTCTTCTCGCTACATTGCAAGAGTAATTGGAGATCAATATATTTCATGGGACGACACCGAAAGGCGACATAGAATATATGGAAATTATGCTAATGCATCAAAATATGTTCGTGTCGAACTAAACTCCGATGTCGATGCCGGTGCAACCGATTCAAGATACCTACCATTTGGTTCGTATGGACCGCTCCGACCAATCACATGGAATTATGTCAGTGGCGTCAACGCGACAACGCCTGATGCTTCTGGGCAGAATAGTTGGGTCTTCGGTGGCGAGAAGATAGCAGAAGCCGTTTACGGACGCAAGCGAGACGATGGTGATCACCCATTTATTAATATGTCAGGAGGAACCGATGCATCCAACAACGCTGGAGCAACCGTCCTCACGCTCACAGGCGTAGGTTCACTCAGAGGTATTTTTCCAGGTATTCCATTGAGAGTAAGTGCTTCCGCTGGCGGTGTCTCAAATCCAAAAGATGCTTACTTTGGAATCGATACCACACAAGCTGGCAACAATAGACATGAAGACAGCTATGGAGACATACTTTATCCTATGCCAGTCGGCGGCGATTCTTTTTCCAAAGAAGGGGGTACTGAATATTCATATTTATTCTCGCTGGACGACATAAGTACGGCAGTCGCTGGAAACGCCGATGGCGTGGGCGTCTGGATCTCTGGCTCCCGCATCGCTGGTAACTCGTATACCGCAGTCAGCGGGGCATACACAGAAGTTCTTGATGTTGGCTATAATCGTTTTACGGTTCCTCTATATGGCGGGTTTAATGGTCTAGATATCCTGGACAAAGAGCCTTTTAACAATACCGATCTTGCAACCAATCAGGCAGATACGACAAACTATGGATATTATTCTCTGAGACGCGCAATCGACACAGTTGCCGATCCAGAAAATGTCGAATATAACTTAATGGCAGCCCCCGGTATTTGGAACACGGGTGTTACCAATCATATGATTGAGGTTTGCGAAGCTCGCGGCGATTCCCTGGCGGTCATCGATCTAGAAACGGGATTTTATGCAGAGACGGAGAACACAAACTCAGTAGCTTCAAACTTAGGATCCGTTTCCACAGCAGTGACAAATTTGAGAAATAGAAAAATTAACTCAAGTTACGGATGTGCTTACTATCCCTGGGTTCAAATTCGCGACACTATTACTGACAGCCTTCTTTGGGCACCACCCAGCATTGTAGCGCTTGGAACATTTTCCAGCGCACAGAAGAAGAGTGAGCTTTGGTTTGCCCCCGCTGGCTTTACAAGGGGAGGACTAACCGAAGGATCTGCTGGGCTTCCAGTAATCCAGACTCGCGAACGACTAACTTCTAAGAATCGTGACGATCTCTATGAGTCAAACATTAATCCAATTGCCACGTTCCCAGCAGAGGGTATCGTAATCTTTGGTCAAAAGACATTGCAAGTAACGCCATCGGCACTTGATCGAATTAATGTTCGACGCTTGATGATTTTTGTTAAGAAAGAAATTTCAAGAATGGCAGCTACAATCCTATTCGACCAGAATGTGCAAGCAACTTGGGATCGATTCTTGAATAAGGTTAACCCCTTCTTGCGAAGTGTCCAGGCTCGGCTTGGGCTTACAGATTTTAAGGTTGTGCTTGATGAAACCACGACAACCCCCGAGTTGATCGACAGAAATGTCTTATATGCTAAGATTTTCTTAAAGCCTGCCCGTGCCATCGAATTCATCGCTCTTGACTTTGTTATCACAAATACAGGTGCCGGTTTTGAAGATTAATGATAAAAGAACTATGTATTATAGGAACAGGAGGAACAAATAAATGTCACAGAATTTTTGGTCATCAAAAGACTTAGAGCCAAAACGCCAGTTTAGATTTCTTATAAGCTTGCAGCCCGGTGTGTCACAGACGGAACTACAATTTGCTTGTAAAACTGCGGATCGCCCCAGCTATACGATTGGCGAGCAGGAGCATAGATTCTTTAATCATACTTTTTACTATCCCGGCAGAATGAATTGGAACACAGTTGGAATGACCCTTGTTGACGCTATAACTCCTGGCTCAACAGAGCTTCTATATGAATATCTGTCAGACATCGGGGTTCAGCAACCTAGAGATTTTGGAGAAGCAACCTCCACAACAATTACTAAAGAGTCCGCTGTTAATTCACTTGGCGATGTTAAAATCAAAGAGCTTGGCACAAGCGGTACAAACGAAACAAGGATTATAGGTGAATGGTCCTTGATTAATGCGTTTATTACAGAGGTTAACTTTGGTGCTCATTCTTACGACTCGGATGAAATGGTCGAGATAAGCCTCACATTAAGATATGATTGGGCACAGTACAAGAAAATGGCCGGTAAAGGCAAGAAATTACGACCCCCGAAAGGCGGGTAAAGACAAGAAATTACGTAATTAATTTTTTAAAAAACGTAATATATAGTTTATACTATAAACATAAAATAATAAATACAGAGGTGTAAATGGCTAGAAATAACCAAGCACGCACTGGTGCGAAGGAAGCACCAGAGGCTGCTTTAGAGAATGATCCTCCTGTTGAACCGACACCGGCATCACCAAGAGGGACACTCTCATACGTAACTCCTACGGAGTTTGTGGAGCTTCCATCGGGAGGAAAATATTATCCCCCAGGGCATCCACTATATAAACAAGATACCGTTGAAATACGCTATATGACCGCGAAAGATGAAGATATTCTTACTTCACAAACTCTTTTGCGTAAAGGTCTTGCAATTGATCGATTGTTAGAAAATATTTTAGTTAATGAAGAAATTCAGACTAATGATATGCTTGTGGGTGATAAAAGCGCATTAATCCTTGCTGCAAGAATTTCTGGATATGGCGCAGATTACCAAACCAAGGTCACTTGTCCAGGCTGTAATACAGCAACGGATAGCACCTTTGATCTTAATGACGTGAGACTTGATCAGGGCACTATAGCATCTGAGGATGTCGAAGAAGTTCAAGTAACACCACATGGGACATTTGTAACAACGCTACCAAAAACACAATATGAAGTTGAATTTAGATTATTAACTGGGCGCGATGAAAAATACCTTACTGAAGCAGCTAATAAGAAATCAAAATTAAAC